ACGGGGATTCACTCTTCTACTGGAACCGGAAGGCGAATGGAGGGAACATCTCACCGATCGTCGCGGAGACAGCAGCCTTTGCAGTTCTGCAAGGACGTGGAACCGCTAACAACAACACCGGGAAGGTACTGATTCTGTGACGAACAGCGAGCTGTCACGAGCCGTTGAACAAATCCCCACCGTCTACAAGACGGCCCTGGAGGCGAACCTCCAGCAGCTTGATGCGACGGCGAACATCAACGCCACGCGTCGATCGTACCTGGAGATGAAGCAGCGAGTCCAGCACATGGGCATCGCTATCCCGCCGTCTCTCCGGTCGTTTGAGACGATCAGTGGTTGGCCCTACAAGGGCGTCAAGTCCCTCAACAACCGGATCAAGCTGACCGGCTTCGCCATGCCGGGCGAAGACCTGGCGAACTTCGGGGTGGACAAGATCTGGGCCGGAAACCGGCTCGGCATCGAGTCGCCGCACGCCCACTTCTCGGCACTGGCCTACGGTCCCTCCTTCCTGGTGACCATGCGCGGTGACGAGGCCAAGCGGCAGCCGAAGGCACTGATCCAGCACCTCTCGCCTCTGACGACCACGGCGATCTACAACCCGCTGACCCGGCAGAATGACTCGGCACTGACCGTCAACAAGGGCGCCAACGACGAGAACAAGTCGATCATCCTCTACCTGGAGGAGGTCGTTGTCACCGGCCTGCCTGACGGGCACGGCGGCTGGACGTTCACCGAGAGTAAGACCCTGGGACACTGCCCAGTCCGTACCCTTGCCTTCGACGCCACACCGGACAATCCCTTCGGCCGGCCTCGGGTCTCCCAGGCTGTCATGAACATCGTGGACAAGGCCATCCGGACGTCTCTCCGGATGGAGGTCGGCGCTGAGTTCTACTCGGCACCCCAGCGGTACATGCTGGGTGCAGACGAGAAGGCTTTCACTGGTCCGAACGGTGAGAAGAAGACTGGCTGGGAAGCGATCATGGGCCGCATGCTCGCGATCGCCCGGGATGAAGACGGTGAGATCCCCACTGTCGGCCAGTTCGCCCAGATCTCCATGCAGCCGCACATCGAGATGATGCGAGAGATCGCCTCGGAGTTCGCCGGCGAGACCAACCTGCCGGTCGGTACCCTGGGCATCGTGCATGACAACCCGTCTTCGGACGCGGCCATGCACACCGCCTACCTGGACCTGAACGCCGATGCCGAGAGCACGCACGAGCCCTTTGGCGCAGCCTGGGTAGATGCCATGAAGGACGCCATCGTCATCAATGGCACTGGGAAGTTCGAGGACCTGGAGCTCCTGTCCGCGAAGTGGCGCGATCCCGCTACCCCGACCAAGTCCTCTGCCTCCGCGGCTGCGGTCGCCCTGGTCACTGCAGGTATTTTGCCGGCTGACTCGGACGTCGCACTCGAGATGGTTGGCTTCGACCAGGTCACCATCGACCGAATCACCGAGCACCGCCGGAATGCTGAGGCCAAGGCCCGCACCCAGCAGCTCATCGACGCAGCTAGGAGTTTGACAAGTGGAGGAACTACTCCGGCGGTTCCGGGAAGCCCAGCTGGGGCTGACCAAGCTGGCGCAGCGGGATCTGGACGACCTGTGGAAGCTGCTGGAGAATAGGCCGCCACTTGAAGTGAAGGCTCTCCTCCAGGAGGCCTTCCCCCAGATCGCCCAGGACTACGGCCGCATGGCAGCCCTGACCGCCAGCGAGTTCTACGCTGACATGCGTAAGGAAGCCGGCGTGCCTGGACTGTACAAGCCCTACAGCGCCGCCCCCGGCGAGACTGCCGCCCTCCAGGCGTCAGCTCGCTGGGGGATCGGCCCACTGTTCCAGGCTACGCCGGACTATGCCTCGACTCTGGTCCTGCTCGGTGGCGCCCTGCAGCGGAATGTCTTCAACACCTCACGGAAGACGATCGAGCTCAATTCCCGCAAGGACCCAGCCAAGCCCCGCTTTGCCAGGGTACCCCAGGGTCCGACCACCTGCAAGTGGTGCCTGATGCTGGCCAGCCGCGGCGCTGTCTACACAGACAAGAAGTCTGCCGGCGACATGGGCCACCAGCACAATGACTACCACGACCACTGTAACTGTGAAGCCCTGCCGGTCTTCGGCCAGAAGGACTACGCTGTGCTGCAGAAAACGCATGGCTACAACCCCGATGATCTGTACGACCAGTACCGGGCGCTGGCTGCGCAAGAAGGCGCGTAACTCTTTCGGCGTTTTACGGGAATCTGCCGTACAATGAACATCGAACGGAACGCACCCGCTGTGCGGAAAACTTACAGCCGACAGGCTCTAAATGGAAGAAGGAATCAGTGTCGACCACCAACACCGAGTCCACTGGCGAAGCCCAGGGAACGTCCACCGAAGCGACCGAGTTCAAGGCGCCTGCTAGCCAGGAAGAACTGAACGCGATCGTCGAGAAGCGACTCGCCCGGGAACGTGCCAAGTACTCCAACTTCGACGAGATCAAGGCTAAGGCCGAGAAGTTCGACGAGGTGGAGGAATCGAAGAAGTCTGACCTGGACAAGCTCACCGGAAAGCTTACCAAAGCTGAAGAGCGAGCACTCAAGGCCGAGCGTGCACTCCTCGTGAGTGAAGTCGCCCGGGAAAAGGGTGTCCCTGTCGCACTTCTCACCGGATCTACGAAGGAAGAGCTGGAAGCTGCAGCCGATGCTCTCATCGCCTTCCGTGGAGACAAGCCTGAGGAAGAGCCGCCCGCCGGCCCGACCTCGACCGCCCTTGGCGACGCAGGTAAGCCCCTGCCGCTGAATGGCGACCCCCTCGAACAAGCTCTTCGGGCGCGGCTCAACATCCGCTGACCCCTCTTCTATAAGGAGTAGTCCATGGCGATCACCGCCGCAACCAAGACTTCGGACTTTTCCGGGTTCCTGAACCGGGATCAGTCCGCAGCAATCTTCGACCAGGCTGCCAAGCAGTCCGTGGTCCAGCGCCTGGCCCAGAAGGTTACCCTGGGCATCAACGGCCAGTCCATCCCGGTCGTGACCGGTAAGATCTCCGCCGGCTGGGTCGCTGAAGGCGCAGCCAAGCCGGCTTCCAAGGGCTCCGTCGCTCTCAAGACGATGGACCCGAAGAAGATCGCCGCCATCGCGGTCGTCTCCGCCGAAGTTGTTCGGGCCAACCCGGGCAACTACATGAACCTGATCCGCCCGCAGATCGCAGAGGCCTTCGCCACTGCCTTCGACGCCGCGGCTCTCTACGGCACGAACTCCCCGTTCGCGACCAACCTCGCGACCGGCTCCTCGGTCCAGGAGTTCACCGGCACCACGCCCGCCTTCACGGCCGTCTACGACGACCTGAACGCCGGCCTCGGCACCCTGGTGAACGCCGGCAAGCGCCTGACCGGTTGGGCATTCGACAACCGCATGGAACCCGTGCTGAACGGTGCCAAGGACTCCCAGGGTCGCCCGATCTTCGTGGAGACCTTCCAGTCCGGTGCCACCGAGACTGCCGAAGCAATCCGCGCCGGCCGTATCCTCGGCCGCAACGCGTTCATCGGTGATGGCGTCTACGACGCGACCTCCAAGACGTACGGCTTCGCCGGCGACTGGAGCCAGGTCGCCTGGGGTGCCGTCGGCGGCATCAACTACTCGGTTTCCACCGAGGC